TTAAACGATGGGCCTTTTTTGATAAGTCATATAAATTATCGCAAGTTAAAAAGGATTTAAAGAAATTTCCAAAGTTTTTAGATTGGGTATTAGAAACTGATAAAGAAGACCACAAAGCTATATCTAAAGAAAATATTTTACCTTGGGAAAAATTATTTTTAGAACTTGGTGCAGAAATAATGTTGAATTTGAGTATGTTGTTGACTGCTAATCCAGAAGCTGGTGCACAAAAAATTAAAACAGATTTAGAATCTACTATTAAGGCTATTCAAAGTACTGGTGATTTAAGTTTGATAGGAAAATTAGAAGGTCAATTAAAAAAATTAGAAGCAATAGGTGGATTTGGTTCAATCGTTTCATCAGAAGGTATAACATTTACATACAATGATAAATTATATAAGTATACTGGTACTTTTGCACCAATCAATCAAATTTTAGGTTTATTAAAATACATATAGGATAATTATGGCAAGAAGTAAAGAAAGTGTAAGACAAAATAAAGCGATGCAATCAATTTTACGAGGTGAAACGCCAGAGAAAAGAATATTTGTAAGTATGTCTGATAAAGCGACAAAGAAAAGGGGTGATGTTAAATCACACCTTACAGATATAATGGCAGAAGCACGTGTACCTTGGTTTTGTCCTGATTGTAATAAAGTGATGAAGAGAAAACTTGATGATAAAATGTGGAGAATATATGGTCATTGTTTCAATTGTCAAGTTACTATTGAAAATAAATTAAGAATTACTGGTGAATATGATGATTGGGCCGAGAAGAAGGTATTGAATAATCAAAAATCATATTTATTAGAACAAATACAAAGTATATCAGACTGGAAAAACCAAGATGATATAACTTTTTTAAATCAGAACCGACCAGATGGTTCGGGAGTAACCAAGGAAACTTGGAAAGTTGATAAAAAGAAAAATATGAAAATAGCTACAGAAGCTATAGATAATTTAAGTGAATTAGTTTCTAAAATTGACGAAAAGTTAGTTAATTTAGAAAACAAATATTTATAATTAGGAGTTAATGATGCCAATAACAAGTGAGTCTGAACTTAAAACTAAAATTCAAACTATTGCTGCTACTAAAGCGGCATATAGGTCAACAGCTATTCAAGCCGATGTAGCAACTATGTTGCGAGCAGAAGTTAGTGATTTGGAATCGGCTTCCGCCGATGCTTCGTTGATATCAATGACCAATGGTTATCTTAGTAGAGTAGAAACACACTATTCACAATCAATTAATAAGTTAACTTAATAGGAGAAATTAAATGGGAGCGTATGAACAATCAAGTCATAGTCGTCCTGCAGTAGTAACTAATGCTGGTAAGTATAATAGAGTACAAACAGTTGCCGCGACATCAACATTTGAACCAACTGGTTCAAATATGGGTAAAGCGTTTATTATTGGTACTGGTACAGCATATAAAATCTATGGTTCTAATGGTGGAACTGTTAGTGGCTCAGATGGTACTGTAGCGGCAGGACACGTAATAGAACTGGGTGTAAAAAAAGTAGAAACTGGTGCTTCAACGGTGGTTTACATACTTAGTTAATGTCACAAACTGATTTTAAAACTTTAGTTAGGTCGGAGTACGTAAAATGTGCTAAAGACTCTGTATACTTTATGAAGAAGTATTGTCTGATACAGCACCCAATCAAAGGTAAAATACCATTCCAATTGTGGGATTTCCAAGAAAGGACATTAAAAAACTTTAAAGATAATAGACTTAGTGTTATTTTAAAGGCTCGTCAGTTGGGATTATCAACATTGACTGCTGGATATTCACTTTGGTTAATGACATTTCATCAAGATAAAAATATTCTTGTTATTGCTACAAAACAAGATACTGCTAAAAATCTTGTAACAAAAGTTCGTGTTATGCATGCTAATCTACCATCTTGGTTAAAACAAAGTTGTGTTGAAGATAACAAATTATCTTTGAGATATAAAAATGGTTCACAAGTTAAAGCTGTAGCAAGTTCGGAAGAAGCTGGTCGTTCAGAAGCTCTATCATTATTAGTACTTGATGAGGCCGCTTTCATTGATAAGATTGATACGATATGGGCAGCCGCTTCACAAACACTATCCACGGGTGGCCAATGTATTGCATTGTCTACGCCCAATGGTGTTGGTAATTGGTTCCATAGAACTTGGATGGATGCAGAAGATGGTATAAATGGATGGAACTTTATAAAGTTACATTGGACAATACATCCCGAAAGAGGTGAAGAGTGGAGAAAGAATCAAGATTTATTATTAGGGCCTTCATTAGCAGCTCAAGAGTGTGATTGTAGTTTTATAACATCGGGTCAAACCGTAATTGATGGTCTTATAATAGAAGATTATAGAGAAACTCAAGTAAAAGACCCAATTGAAAAACGAGGATTTGATTCTAATTTGTGGATATGGGAATATCCAGATTATTCTAAGGATTATGTAGTTAGTGCAGATGTTAGTAGAGGTGATGGTTCTGATTTTTCCGCGTTTCATGTACTTGATATTGAACAAATGAAACAAGTTGCCGAATATAAAGGTAAAATTGGTACTAAAGATTTTGGTAATATGTGTGTTAGTATAGCTACAGAATATAATAAAGCATTATTAATCGTGGAAAACAATAATATTGGTTGGTCTGCGATACAAACTATAATAGATTCAGAATATCCGAATCTATTTTATACATCAAAAGATTTAATGTATGTTGATACCGCCAAACAGATTTCAAATAGGTATAGAAGTTCAGATAGAAATATGGTGCCTGGATTTAGTATGACACAAAAGACAAGACCACTTGTTATTGCTAAATTAGATGAATATTTTAGAGAAAAATCTGTAATGATACAGTCACAAAGGTTAATTGATGAACTTTTTGTGTTTATATATAAGAATAGTAAAGCTGAAGCCATGGTAGGGTACAATGATGACCTTGTTATGAGTTTAGCAATAGGACTTTGGGTTCGAGATACAGCACTACGATTAAGAGCCGAAGGTATGGAGTTGACAAAACGTTCATTTGATTATTTTCAATCTCATCACGCTATCTATGACAACAATAAAAATGAAAACGATTCTTGGAAAATGGACGTATCCAATAGTGATAAAGAAGATTTAACTTGGTTAATTAAATAAAGAGGTAAAAAATGGCCGATAAGAGTTTAAGAGGAAGATTAAAAAGATTATTTTCAACCAACGTGATTGTAAGACACGCTGGTGGGAAACAATTAAAAGTAGCCGATACTAATAAGGTACAAGCCGTATCAACTTTAGCCGATAGGTATACAAAGTTATATAGTGGTATGGCACCATATGGTTTGGCAAGACAAAAAGCCACCTCAGATAGAGGCCAACGAGTTGGTCTATTTGCCGATTATGAATCAATGGATAGTGATTCCATTTTATCATCAGCACTCGATATTTATGCAGATGAATCAACAATGCGGTCTGAATATGGTGATATGTTACAGATACGTTCAGATGATGATAATATTCACGATATATTACACAATCTTTTTTATGATGTAATAAATATCGAGTTTAATTTATGGCCATGGATTCGTAATATGTGTAAGTATGGTGATTTCTTTTTGAAATTGGAGATTGCCGAAAAGTATGGTATTACAAATGTAACACCATTATCACCTTATATAGTTTCAAGGATAGAAGGAGATGACCCAGTTAATCCACATTATGTGAAGTTTCTTGTTGAAGATGAAGAAAATAAATACACAACGTCACCAAGTAGACAACTGGAAACAGAATTAGAAAATTATGAAGTTGGCCACTTTAGATTATTGTCAGATAGTAATATGTTACCTTATGGTAAGTCTATGGTTGAGGGTGCTCGTAAAGTTTGGAAACAATTAACTCTTATGGAAGATGCTATGTTAATACATCGTATCATGAGAGCACCAGAAAAACGAGTTTTTAAGATTGATATTGGAAATATACCACCAAATGAAGTTGATAACTATATGCAACGAATCATTAATAAGATGAAGAAAGCTCCAGTTATTGATAAAGATACTGGTGATTACAATTTAAAGTATAATGTCCAAAATATAACAGAAGATTTTTTCTTACCAGTTCGTGGTGGTGATAGTGGTACGGAGATTGATACGGCCGCTGGATTGACATTTGAAGCTGTAGAAGATATCGAATATTTAAGAAACAAAATGTTAGCCGCTTTAAAGATACCTAAAGCTTTCTTGGGATACGAAGATGAAGTTAATGCTAAAGCAACTTTAGCGGCAGAAGATGTGAGATTCGCTCGTACCATTGAACGGATTCAAAGAATTGTTGTTAGTGAATTACAAAAGATTGCTATTGTTCATTTATATTCACAAGGATTTTGTGATGCAGACCTTGTTAATTTTGAACTATCACTTACAAATCCATCAATGATATATGAACAAGAAAAACTTGAATTGTGGTCTACAAAAGTTGACTTAGCATCTACTATGAAAGATAATAAGTTACTATCAACAGAATATGTTTATGAAAACATTTTTGGTTTTACTGCACAAGAAAAAAATGATGTAAGAAAACAAATTATTGATGACCAAAAACGAGAGTTTAGGTATGTATCCATTGCAGATGAAGGAGCCGACCCAGCGGCACCAGGTGGTTCTGGTGAAGATGAATATGGTGAAGATGATATGTATTCACCACAAAAAACTGATTATTACGCAGATAGGGATAAAAAGAAGAAGAAAAAACAAGAAAACGAACTTGGGCCAGAAGGTGGTTCTCCACCAGGCGGACATGATGGAGCAGGTAGACCAAAACGACCACCTAAATTTGGTAAAGATGGTTCTGCTAGAGGAAGAGACCCACTTGGTGCACATGACATGAAAAAAGGTGGTAAATCATTAGCATTAGCACATTTAGATAGACTTAAAAAGTCTATGGGAAAAAAAGATATTAAGTTGATTAATGAAACTAATACTGTAGAAGAAGAGTATAAACGTGAAGTTAATGGTACTTTAAATAACGATAAATAAACTTCTTTAATATTTATATTAGAGAAACTATATATAAACTATGGAGCTTAAAATGGGTTCAACAAAACATTTAAAGATAAAGAATACAGGAATTCTTTTTGAATTGCTAACAAGGCAGATTACAGCCGACGTACTAAATAACAAAAAGGATTCTATCGCTATTAAAACTATGAAAAAGTATTTTAGCGAAAATTCCGAACTTGGAAAGGAATTAGAACTTTATAATGTTTTAATGAACGAAAAATTTAATTCCGAAACACACGCGGAAAAATTAATTGAAGCTGTAGTTAAATCAAGACAAAGATTATCTAATAAAAAATTAAAGTTAGAAAAATATGAATTGATAAAGGATATAAAGGAATCATATGATATAGTTAATTTCTTTTCGTCACGTATACCCAACTATAAAGTTTTTGCGTCTGTATATAAATTGTTTGATTATACTACAAATCAACATAGGAATGACCCAACCGATGAAGTACGTAATAAGTATGCTATTGTTGAACATATTATAAACAAACGAGTTGATAGTTCGGTGAAAACAAATAAAATAATCGAAACTTATAAGAAACAAGAAAAAGATTTAAGATTGTTGACATATTCAATGTTAGTTGATAAGTTCAACAATAAATACTCAGATTTAAATGAACAACAAAAGGTGTTACTACAGAAATACATACAAAATATTTCTAATACTAACTCTTTACGTGAGTTTATTAATGATGAGATTACAAGAATTAATAAAAAATTAAAAAATAACATAAAATCTGTTGATGATAAAGTTACTGTAATTAAATTAAAAGAAGCTATAACTTTAACTAAAAATTTGACGAATCATAGAGTTGTTAAGGATAGTGATGTTGTCAATTTGATGAGATATTATGAATTAGTTGAAGAGATAACGAATGTCACTTCAAGGAAATAATTTAGAAGAACTTCGTAAATTTATTAGAAATATTGTAATAAAAGAATTAAACGAAGCTACTACAACAGGTGAAATTGACGGGGGTGAAGGCCCACCATCAACTCCTTATTGGGTAGCAAACGACAAGGTAAAGAAGAAGAAAACTGGTTACGGTGGTGGACATAAAAAACCAACTTTGTTGGGGATGATGTTAGCTATAGACCCAAAGTTAAGAAAAACTTCTTGAATTTTATAATGTCTATGTCGTGGAAAGAAAGCGGCCTACACTTTTTACATAGATTACGTAGTTTATCTAATTTGAAAGAGAGATGGGTCATTGAAAGAACTAAAATTAAAGGTCAAGAACCAAGTAAAGTAGAAACTTTACAATTTCTTGATAAGTGGATAAAAATGTTAAATAAAATGAGAGAAGAAATTCTCAAAAGTAGGAGTTAACTTGTGAAACGATTCAAAATAAAAGAAGTCCATCGTTGGTTAAATCAACTACCAGAAAATAAATGGAGAAAAATTTATAAGGTAGATGCTAAAAGAGTAGCTCATTTTATCAATCATGGTGGTAATGTAGAATTACCATCTACTTTAAAAAGAAAGTTCGGAGATTCTGGATTTGTTAGAGAAAAAAAACTAGCTAAAGGATTTCTTTTAGATAAAATAGAAGAAAAGAAACAAAATGAATCCATAAACGAAAGTGGTCTTATGTATAGAGCGGGTGTAAAGAGATATGGTAAAGAAGGAATGACCAAAATACAAGCAGCCGCTGGTAGTGGAGCTGGACACGCCGAAATAGGTGCAATTAAAGACAAATATGATAAAAAGAGGAAGGGGAAAAAAGAATCCGTAGATGAAGGTCAAAAAAGAGATTATGAAAAAGCTTATACAACGTTTTATAATGCGTATAAAAACTTTGCAAACGCGTCTATGGATGTAGCTAAAGAATCTACTAAGATAAGTGGTGATAAAACAGACCAAAAAATTATTTTAAAGAATTTTAAAAAACACGTTATACCATTTATAGGATTAATGAGTAGTTGGAATAAAGGACATCAAAAGAATCCACATTTAGATGAATCCATATTTAGAAGTCTCGTAAAAGAATTAATATACGAAGAAATAAAGAAGTTGGATAGAAGTGGTATATTAAAAGAAAAATTGTCTGGAGAATCAACAGAATTGCGTTTATACATTGATAATAACGCCGGATTATATAAAACAAGATATATACCTATACTTAAAAACTTGTCTAAGTTTAAAAAGAATGGTAAGTATAAGTCTAAACTAGCTATTAAAGCATTTATGTATTTGATTGATGATGGTGCTAAATTATATGTAAAAGACTTCGGTGGTGATACCAAAACTTTTTCTAAAAAACATAAATTGGAATTAGCTAAAGATTATGCGGAAGAATTTGAGTCGCAATACAATAATAAAGAATTTAATTTCATGAAATAGGAGAGTTTAGAATGGCCAAGTCACTTATTATAGATACTATGTTATTTGAAGTATCTAAACAACAAATTAACGAAGCAATAGCCGACAACAATGGGAGGGTCGTTGTTAGTGGTGTACTTCAACGAGCCGAATCTAAAAATCAGAATGGTAGGGTGTATCCAAAAGAAGTTTTAGTAAGAGAAGCTAAAAAATACACCAAAGAATTTATAAAACAAAAACGAGCAATGGGTGAATTAGACCACCCAGAATCGGCAGTTGTGAATTTAAAAAATGTTTCTCATAATATTAAGGAAATGTGGTGGGAAGGTGATAATTTACTTGGTAAATGTGAAGTTCTTGCAACACCAGCCGGAAATATTTTAAAAGAGTTATTTAAAGCAGGTATAAAACTTGGAATTTCATCACGTGGAATGGGTTCTGTAGAAACAGTAGTAGAAGGTGGAGCACAAGAAGTACAAAAAGACTTTGAATTAATTGCATTTGACTTTGTTTCTAATCCATCTACACATGGTGCTTTTATGCATCCAATGACGGAAGGTGTTATTAAAGAAAATACACGTAATGATGGAAGTGTTTGTGATAAGTGGTGTAAAACAGAATCTATAATTTCAGATATTTTAACTGGTATTTAAGATGAAAGATAGAAATATGTGGAAAAAGTGGAGAAATTATAGATTAGATAGTCCCACAGATTATCCAAGTCTAAATGAGCTCGTTACAGAAGGCGAAGATGAAACTTTAAAAGGTTTGGGTGAAGGAATGTTAGCGGCCGTCCAAAATCTTGTTCCAACATTAACTAATTTTGCTAAAATGACTTCAATTTTTATGAATCCAAAAGACCCGAAGAAATCCCAAGAAGAAAATGAGTTGAGATTACAATTTGCAAGAAATTCGTTACAAGACCTTCAGGAAAATGCTAAATTATTAGTACAAAATTATAAATTTATTGTTACGTATATAGAAAAAGAATACGGGTTTTCTGTTAAAGGCAAAGAAAAAAAATAATGGATAAATTAACAAATAAAACGTTAAAAAAAATTGATAAAGGTCTCGGTGATACTATTGCTAGAGCTATAAAAACTGTATCACGAGGTAAAATTGAAGAATGTGGTGGTTGTACAAAGAGAAAAGAATTTTTAAACAAGGTAGTTTCTTATAACAGAGATTAGTATGATTAAATTGAGAGACCTATTAAATAAAAAGAACGACAACTCAATACATGAAGTATTAACTCGTGGTGGTGCTATAGAACTACAAGGACAAGCTAAATATTTAGCCCAAGGTCTTAAAGACATGACCAAATCTTATAAGAAAAAAGATTGGGCACAGATGGAAGAAGAAGTGGACTATATTGTAGCTAAAGCTAAACTGATGGATGATATAGTAAAACAGAAAAGATACCAAGAATCCGTAAATGAAGCTAAAATAGCACATAGTAAAGGTGGATACGTAGAAGTAGGAAAATGGTATTTACTTAACTATGGAAAGTGGAAAGATACAATTAAGGTGGTTAATATAGACGCTAAAGGAATGAAAGTTTATAATCCAAATGATAATTGGAGATACACCATACCAATGACTATGATAAAGAAGAAAAAGATTGGTGGATATATGACTCCGATTGACGAATCCATAAATGAAGTGGAGAAATGGAAAAACATTGGTATAGATGTTAGAGATATCTACGATTATATGGTATCTTTAAAGAAAACTAATCCTTCAAAATTTAAAAAAGATATGAAGAATAAAGCTCTCAAAGATATATGGAATAGATATTCTAAAGGTGGGGAGATGTACAAAGAATCAGATTTAGGACTTACACTTAAAAAAGGTAAAACAGTAAAAGTTACACATAAGAAATCTGGAAAAGAATTGGTTATTGTAGATAAACCAAATGTAAGAAAAGAATATGAAAAAATAGGATTTTTTGCCGAAGGTAAAGTAAACGAAGATTTCTGGGCTACACCAGCCCCATATAGCTCACAAGAAGCAAAATTACATTTAGATATGGATATTAAAAAAATGTCCAAACATTTAGGTAAAGCGTCACAACAAGTCATTAAAATAATGATGAATGGTGTAAAAGGTAATAGATATGATGCTTTAGATATACAACGAGGACTTCAACACGGGCCAGCAACAAGAACACATCATGGTGAGGCGGAGTTTATACAAATGCTGTGGAGAAAAGTT